AAGCCACAACTTACTGCCAGTGCAAGATGGGTTACTAAGAGACTACCACCGGAACCACTAACCCCTCTTCAAAAGTTACAAAGTTATTCGCTCACAGGTCAGTCTCATAAAATGAAGAAAAAACTTTTATGGCATGGGGGCTACTTGCCATGAGCATAAAGCCGTGGTCATTCAGTAGGATTAAAGCATTTGAGCAATGCCCTAAGAAGTTTTATCACCTCAAGATCGCCAAGGATTATACCGAGCCTGAGACCGATGCTATGTCGTATGGCACGGCGTTTCATCTTGCCGCAGAAGAATATGTGAGAGACGGCAAGCCCATACCCACACAGTTTGAGTTTGCCAAGGACGCGCTGGACGCTCTTATAGCAAAGCGTGGTAAGAAGTTATGTGAAATAAAGATGGGGCTAACGGAAGATTTAGAACCTTGTGACTTTTACGACAAAAAAGTTTGGTGGCGCGGTATAGCCGACTTGGTTATTCTGGATGGCGATACTGCTAGGGTGGTGGACTACAAGACCAGTAAATCAGCCAAGTATGCGGATAAAGGTCAGCTGGAACTTATGGCACTAGCCACGTTCAAGCACTTCCCAAAAGTCACAAAGGTGATGGCTGGTTTGTTGTTTGTTATATCCAGAGACCTTGTTAAGGACACTTACCACCGCGATGCGATGCCAGTTCTTTGGGGTAAGTGGTTGTCTAACTACAAACGCATGGAGACTGCACATGAAAAAGATGTCTGGAACGCCCATCCCAGTGGGTTATGCCGCCGACACTGTGTTGTTCTGGA